CGTCACCATGTCGATCATCGTTCCTCGTGGAACTCCAGCCGTGATCCCTGGGGACAGTCGAGCGATCATCCTGGACCGCGAGCAGCCTCTTCGGATCATGAAGGTGACCCCCGACGGCCATGGCGGGGTCTACGTCTACGCCATTGCAGCACCCAAACAGGGCAACAAGGAGGCGCCGCGGGGCCTTGGCAAGGAGCTGCAACCGGGCGAGGTGTCCCCGGCAATCGAGGCCACGCCGGAGGAGCTGGCCAAGCGAGGACTGCCGGCCGAGCATCCTGAGGGACCCAATCCAAAGTCCGCCCCGGGAACGCCTCAGGCCCCGACGCCCGCACCGTCCCAGCCGGAAGCTCCACCCACTCAAGCTCCAGAGCCAAGCGCCCCGGAGAAGCCGACTGAGTCGTCTCCCAAGATCCCGCACCCTGAGGAAAAGGCGATCGGGAAGAAGGAGGCGGCCAAGGCTGCCCACCTGGAGACCGCAAAGGCCGAGCCGATTGCGGACGCCGAGGCTGAGGTCGACGAGCTTATTGCCAAAAAGGCTAGTCATGCGCTCATCGCTTCGCACCTGGAGGCCATCGCCCATGGCCCTAAGGTCGAGAGCATCCCGGACGAGCACGCGCGCGAAGAGATTTCGATGTTCCTGCGCGACATTGCTGACAAGTTCCGCCGCGGTAAGGCCGTCACCGCCATGGTGGAGTTGCGCGAAGAGGGCAAGAAGCACGGCCTGACCAAGCAGGAGAAGGCCGGCTCAACCATCACCTTCGATGACACTAAGCATGACGACGTCGGCGGCACGCTCAAGAATGGCGAGAAGGCAGTTGTCATCCGTCCTGGCCATAGCCAGAAGCGCAAGGATGGCAGCACAGTTCAGCTCGACCGACCAGTAGTTCGGAAGTCGTCAGAGCAGGAGACCAAGAAGGAGGAGCCAACTCCTGAGGCGCCAGCGGCTAAGAAGGCTGCCCCTGTCAAGGCCGCCCCTGTCAAGCATGCTGCGCCGGCCAAAAAGGCAGCACCAGTAAAGAAGGCTGCACCGGCTAAGAAGGCCGTGCCAGAGGCCAAGAAGCTTGTCCCTCAGTCTGAGGCCAAAGAAGGCGATCACGTCAAGGATTCTCCCAAGCACATCCAGGTCGGGGACTCGCTGGTCTTCTCTGATGGCAGCGAACATGAGGTTGCCCGGATCGATAAGAAGAACGGGCGCTACCACTTCTACGACAAGGAAGGCAAGGAGCTAGACGAGAACGGAACCATCCTAGGTAAGGCGGCCAACTCTAAGGTGGAGTGGAAAAAGGGCAAGGGCGCTCCTCTTACTGAGTCGATTCAGGTCGACCCTGGCAAGCCATTACCCAAGAAGCTCCTGAGTCCGCCCACCGGCAAGTTTGGCGCAGCCAAGGATCCTGGTACTAGTGGGGATGGATACGCCCCTGGCGGGCAGTGGGGACACTATGGCGCTGCTGGCGTTCTCATGCGTGCGCCCGGTAAGGATGGAGAGCCTCGGTTCCTCCTGGTCCAGCGCGGTCCGGGCGTCAACCACAACAAGGGTCTCTGGCAGCTACCTGGTGGAGCCTTGGATAGCAAGGAGAATCCGTACCAGGGTGCGTCCCGGGAAACCATCGAAGAGGTTGGCGCTCATCCATCCTATGTGGAGGGCCTTACTCCCATCGGGGAGCATGTCTACGACGGTGGCCACGGATGGAAGTACACCACCATCGCAGCTGACGCCCCCCATACCTTCGAGCCCAAGGTCGACGGCACGGAGACCGGCGATGCCAAATGGTTCACCGCTGATGAGCTTCGACAGATGGCTGACGAAGGAAAGCTCACGGGCAACACCAAGAAGACCCTGCTGCAAATGGTGAGCGAATTCGAGCCCCACAAGGGCAAGGAGGATGAGCCTAAGGTCGATCTCAGCAAGAAGCTGGTGAAAGACCTGCGCCAGATGGCAGCCGATAGGGGCATCAAGATCCCCTCAGGCGCCAAGAAGGCTGACATCATCAAGCTGCTGGAGGGTGGCGGGAAGTCGCCAGAGGCTCCCTCGGTAGCCGTGAAGGAGAAGGCGGCTACCCTGGCTGACCTGAAGGCTGAGGCGAAGTCGCTCGGACTCAAGCATCCAGCTTCCATCAAGAAGGCAGATCTCCAGCAGCTAATCCAGGATCACAAGGATGGCAAGATCCCGGCCACGCCAGCTAAGCCTCCAGGTCCGCTATTCAAGATCGAGAAGGCGCCGGCTGGGGTCAAAAAGACTCTTGACTGGCAGGGCCAGAGTGACTGGAAGTATCAGCCTGCCGATGCAAAGGCTGTCATTCTTTCCGGAGGTCCAGAAAATGCAGCAAAGCTTTGGTATCCAGCCTTCAAGGCTGAGCTGGCTAAGCGCGCTTGGGAAGAGCACGGACGAACCCTGGGCAGCGCTGGGATCAGCGATGTAAAGCTGCAAGCCCTATTCAAGAGCCAGGGCTCCGGTAAGTCTCTGTCGGAAATTTGGGCAGACATAAGTCCTCGGTTCTTGACTCACAATGATGAGCTTGAGAGCAAAACCGTTGAGCAGCTTAAGGTCATTGGCAAGCAACACGGGATGTACGTCACACATGGTCTGAAGAAGGATGAGCTTATTCACGCCATCCGTCAGGCTATCGCCCACGCTCGCCATGTTGATAAGCAGGAGAAGCTGCATAAGGCACAGAAGGCTGCTGAGAAGCTAGAGAAACTCAAAGAAGAGGCCAAGGAGCGGGGCATTCCTCTTGAGATGCTGACCGGCGAATGGGGCTCATTCAAGAAGGTTGGTCCCCAGGGCGGCAGCAACCCCGGCGGCATCTACGAGGCTCCTGACGGCAGTCGGTGGTACATCAAGTCGCAGAAGAGCTCGGAGCATGCCGGCAATGAGGCCTTGGCCTCGTCTCTCTATCGAGAGGCTGGCATCGAGGCGCCTGAGGTCTTCCTCGGTGCTCACGCTCCCGGACTCGGGGATCACCAGACGGCAACCCGGATTGTGGATAACCCTCAGTCTGACCTTCGCGAGAAGATCAAGGAGGGCGACAAGAAGTACCTCGACCGAATCTTCGAGGGCTTCGCCATGGACGCGTGGATGGCGAACTGGGACGTCGCTGGCCTGAATTTCGACAACATCGTCTCGTCCAACGGTGAACCCGTTCGCATTGACGCCGGTGGCGCTCTCATCTTCCGAGCCCAGGGAACGCCAAAGGGAGATGCCTTTGGCCCAGTCGTTACCGAGTGGGACACCTATCAGGACCCTACGTCGAACCGGACGGTCGCTCAGCTCTACCGGACAATTACCCAGGAGCAGATTCAAGAATCAGCTAGAAAGCTAGAAAAGCTGACGCCTAGTGCGATTAAGAAACTTGTTGCACAGCATGGCCTGGATCCATCCATTGCTACCACGCTTATCGAACGTCGGGCTGATCTTCTTTCTCGCGCCGGCATGCCTCTCTTCGAACATGGAGCAGTAGAGGGCGACAAGGCCCATCACGCTGTCTCGGTTCACTTCGGCCACATGATTGACCGACTAGTGGCTGACTTCGACTTCTCTCCCGAAAAGGCGAGTAAAGCAAGGGACGCCTTCGGTCATTATCAGGGATCTGGATACGGCCCCATTAACCGGAGCTATCTGGACAAGAACACTCCGGCGAACTCTTACCTCATCTCGGAAACGGACGCCATGGAGGAGGTCTTCAAGCACTCCCGTACCACAGAAGACATCATCGTCTATCGGGGTGAGCGCAACCCTTCTAGAAGCTTTGCTCCTGGCGTATGGAGTCTTGTCGGCGGCATGGAGGGGATGGAATGGACGTTCCCGCCCTTTAGCTCCACTTCAACGGAGGAGCACGTCGCACACGGCTTTGCTGACGCAGGTACGGAATACAAGGACAAAAATCCCACGGCCCAGCCCACGATCATGAAGGTCAGAGTTCCTAAGGGAACGCCGGCTGTGGGCTTGGCTCATACGGGAAAGAGCGCCGATGTCAGTGTGACGCACTACGAGCGAGAGGTGGTGCTCGGTCCGGGCACACGGTACCGGGTGGTCACCGACCACGGAGTTGACAGCAAGGGCGTACGACACCTGGATGTAGAGGTAGTGCTCGCGGAGCAGAAGTGAGATACTGAGGCTATGAGCACCCTCAACGATCGCTGGGCTGACCTGGAAGACCTGATGGCTGAGTTCCCCACCCAGCCGGAGGCTCTGCCTCGATGGAAAAAGGACAACCTGGCAGGCTATGGCGGCAAGCCAGGACCTACGCTGAACACAGAAACTCCTGAGCCACCGGCTAAGGACGTCATCAAGCAAGGGGAGTAAGCCATGTGTGGTTGTGGAGCCTCCAGCGGCGCGCCCGCGGAGTCCTACGTCGTCACCAGGGCCAACGGTGAGGTCCGCGAGTTCAGCTCCAAGGTGGATGCTGACATCGCCAAGACCCAGGGCGGCGGAGTCATCACCGTAAAGAAGAAGTAACCGGCTACTTGCCCATTTCGGGCAGGTAGCTTTACACTGCGTTTCAACTGCTGCTGTGCTGTGCGCCTGAGCGGTTAGCCCATCTGGCTATCCGAAAGGCCGCGCGCCATGCCATTCAACATTCCAGACCTGGAATCCCTGCCTCGCTTCACGGTCGCTGCACTGAACGACCTGGGGCTGGAGGCAGCTGCTGAGTTTGACAGCCTGACCGATGAGGTCACTCCGGAGACCGTTACTGATGAGCAGCTGGACCGCCTTCAGGACCTGAAGGACTTCACTGCCGCGGTGGACACGGAGAAGACCTCCCGTAAGACGCGCTCCAGCCGCTTCTCAGCTCTGACCACTCCTGTTGCTCCGCTCGCGGAGGCCACCGAGGAGGAGGTCGACGAAGAGGGCGAGAAGAAGGAAGAGAAGCCGGCTTCACTGGTTGCTGGCGCTACTGACGTCGTGACGCCCACCCTGGCGGACATCACCACGGCCAACGGCGCCCCGGTCCTGGAGGATGCTCCGACCGACGCTCTGATGCCGCACTTCACGATCCTGGCGGCCCCAGAGACGGGCTTCAACAACGGCCAGGAGCTGGACGACTGGGACCAGGTGGCTCGGGCGTTCATCGCCCGCTCCCGGACCCACTCGGGCAACTCGGCCCAGCAGTCCACGGTCGCCACCATCAAGCGTGACTTCCCGCCGGAGTTCACCCTGACGGGCGGCGAGAACGACGCCGAGTACATGAAGAAGATCGACTTCCTGCGCGACGAGAAGCGCCTGGAGGGTGGATCCCTGCTGGCTGGCGTCGGCTGGTGTGCTCCGTCCCAGATCGTCTACACGACCTGCAACATGGTCACCGCGGACGGCCTGCTGAACCTGCCTGAGATCGGTGCTCCCCGCGGCGGTATCAAGCACAACCAGGGCATCCAGTTCTCCACCATCTTCGGCTCGGGTACCGGCTTCAACATCCTCACTGAGGCTCAGGTCATCGCGGATACCGCTAAGACCTGTGTGGCCATCCCTTGTCCGTCCTTTGTGGATGACCGCCTGAAGGTCAGCGTCCTGTGCCTGACCGGCGACATCCTTCAGGACCGGGGCTACCCGGAGTTTGTCTCCGAGTTCATGCAGTCGGCCATCGCAGTTCAGGCGCATGTAGTCAACAAGCAGATCATCACCGACATCATCGCGGACTCGACTGCGGTCACCCTGACCGGTTTCGCTCCCTGGGCGACCGACCTGTCCGTGGTTTCCCAGGTCATGTCGGCGGTTGAGACCGCAGTCATGGACATCCGCTACAACCTGCGTCTCTCGCGTGACGCCACCATCGAGTTCGTCTTCCCGTACTGGCTGCGTGCTCAGCTCCGCGCTGACTTCCTGCGTCGCAACGCTCAGGACGACTACGACCTGGCCGACGCGCAGATGGACGCCATGCTGGCCAAGCGTGGGGCCCGCGCTCAGTGGGTCTACGACTGGCAGGACGCCTTCGCGACCAGCGCTGTCTCCGGCTCTCCGGGCTCGGCCACGCCGATCACTGAGCTGCCGACCAGCTTGCAGTTCCTCGCCTTCCCGGCCGGAACGTGGGTCATCGCTCGTCAGGATGTCATCCGCCTGGACACGATCTACGACAGCACGAACATCACCACCAACAAGGTGACCCAGTTGTTCTTGGAGGACGGCTTCAAGGCAATGCGATTCTGCACCCTGTCCCGCGTCTACACCGTGAACATCTGCCCGTCTGGTAGCACCGGCGTTCAGCGCATCGTCTCCTGCTAGTCCGCCTTAGGGGCTGGGTCATTTGGCCCAGCCCCACCGGCCACTAGAAGGAGGTGACCATGGCCAGCATTACCGGACAGCTCTACGTTCCGGCACCAAATCCGATCACGCCCCGGTACGGCCTATTTCAGGTCGCCACGGGGCCTCTCGACCTGCCCGCGCCTGCCCGCCTGGGTGGTGTGCAGTACGAGATCGCTACCTGTCAGCTCCCGCTGCCATACACCGTGGCCTGCCAAACGGACCGTACCTCCAAGACGCTGACCGCCACGACGACCACCGTGACTGGTGGTCCTTTCGTCGTGTACTCCGCCATCAGATGCTCCATGGTCGGCCTGACCCAGGAGCGCCTGAGTGGGTTTCTCATGGACCAGCTCCGCGCTGGCGAGCAGGCAGTAGTAGAGAACGCCTTCTCTACCTCGTCCAACGGCATTGCGCCCGGACTGGCGAACAACCCAGCGGTGGTCAATCTGGGGACTGCGGTCGATGTCATTTCGGCTACCGGTCAGCTGGAGGCTTGGCTCTACGCCCGGTATGGCATCCCTGGAATCATCCACGTCCCAGCCCGAGCTGCTGCGTACTTTTCGAATGCCTACATCATCGAGAAGGACCAGCGGATCTGGCGCACGGATATGGGGACCGCGGTCAGCTTTGGCAACTACGCCGGCCAGGGTCCGACCGGTCAAGTTCCAGCTACCGGCACCACGTGGGTCTACATCACTGGGCAGATGGCCGTCTGGCGTACGCCAGACGGAGATCTATTCTCACCTCCCATTGGCGAGGTTCTCAACCGGGCTACCAACGTCGTCACCTCAGTCATGGAGCGGGAGTACGTCATCTCGTTCGACTGTTTCGTGGCAGCAATTCTGGTGACCCTTGATTCCACGGCGACCTAATGCAGGAATACGTGACGATCGTCGTCGACCAGGATCTCCTCGTTCAGATCACCAAGGAGATCCTGGCTCTGGCGGAGGATCCCAACCACGTTGAAGTAACTCACGGAACTAACGGGCAAGTGCTCCTGGTGCATCCCAGACTGGCCGACCGCTGGTACTCCACCACCTTCGATGAAGACGCTCAACCGCTCCCGCGCAAGCGAGGCCGGCCCCGCAAATACCCCTCCGCATCTCCTAGCGAGGAGTCGTCATGACCGCAGTATGTTTTACCCCGTTCAAGGTTCCTCGCGTCCGGATCACGAAGCTCAACTCGTGCGGCCAGGTGGTTACCGGCTCGTGTTCTCAGGTCGTTAGCGACGGCATCATCTCCATCGCCATGACTAAGAACTACGAGGCGCGGGAGGAGTTCTTCATCAAGAACGGTGACGGTAAGTTCTGCGTCCGAGAAACCACGCCACCGATCCTGAAGTGGATCGACCTGGTCATCACTTTCTGCAATGTGGATCCGGATATTCTCAATATCGCCACCGGCAACGCGCTGTATACCGATGAGAACAGCGTGAAGATCGGCTGGTCGACTGGGGAGAACGCACCAGGCACCGCCTACTTCGCCCTGGAAGGCTGGACGCGCCTGTCGGGCACTGGAGTTGCCTGCACGGGAGGCACGCCTTACGGCTACACCCTGTTCCCCCGAGTCATTGAAGGCACGATCGGCGATGTAACGATGGAAGATGGCGTTGCCAACTTCGTCATCAACGCCCGGACGTCCGGCAACTCCCTATGGGGCGTTGGTCCGTACAACGTGTCCAACAACGCCGTCACTGGTGTTGCGCAGCCGATGAATACGCCGATCCTGTCCGACCAGCACCACCGTATGTTCATCACCTACTTGGCTCCTCCGGCCTCTGCTTGTGGCTGTGCGTCGGTCTAGTCTCAGCGGTTGATTATTGACAGATCAGATACTTGGAGGGGGTGACCCATGACGGCCTATGGCTACGTCGGCGGTGACCCCTCCAAGGTCAATGTCAGCGGCTATACCAAGGGCGATGTACTGGCGGCCAACGCCGCCGGGACCCTACAGGCGTTGCCCGTAGGTCCAGATGCTGATGTGCTTACTGCGCACTCTGCTGCTGCCGACGGCGTGGACTGGCAGGTTGGCAGCGGCGGAGGCGGCACCCCCTCCAACACCGTGGTTACCGAGCAGGCATTCGGTCAGGCAGCCACCGCCGGCGCAGTCCTCGCGTACTCCCGCGGTGACCACACCCATGGCACGCCAGCTGCCCCAGCCACGCCCTTCACCACGAAGGTCACAGACTCTGGTCCCATCATCACAGGGAACATCTCTGTCCCCAATGGACCCGGGCAAACGCAGATCGCGCCCGACCAGGTAATTGCTGCATCAACTGGCGACTGGATTGGTTGCACTATCAACTGCATTCTCAATGATGGTGGCGCCACCATCATTTTTGATGCGGCCACTCGGGTCGCTGCTGCTGACGTGAACTACTTCAGCTCTGGCACTGGCACTTCGCTGTACAACGGTGGGCGCGGGGCCTGGTACTCCACCCAGATCGGAACCAACGTCTTCCCTGGCATCTCAGGTGAGGTCAGATACAAGGTGAAGGCGGGCGACATCTCCGGGGGAAACGTAACCGTGCGCGCCTATGCTGCCGGTGATGGTGGTCCCCGGACCGTATTCGCCAATGCACCATTTCCTCTTCGTGTGACGCTTGTGAACTACGGCCCAGGTATCTGATGCAACAACTATTGACACAGCAACTATCTGGAGGTGAGTCATGACTACGTTCATCGCCGGTACCGGTGGTGTACTCACCTCACAGTGGGAGCAGTTCTTTCAGGGTCCACTGGTAGACCTGGACTCCATTCCGCTCGTCACTATCAGCTCGAATTCCACCGGCACTGTGTACGTCGGCCCCGCGGTTACCGGTGCGGCACACCCGACCACCGGCATCTACACGTACTCGTGGAGCGCCCCGGTCCCCGCCGGCCAGTACCTGATCGTCTGGAATGGCACCTCCAGCAGCAATCCGGTCCAGGCCAGTGAGATCTTCGAGGTCCGTGAGTCCAGCAGTGTCACCACCGGCCCGTGCTCGTGGGTCATCGACACCACCTGCTGTGCTGAGCAGTGGGCGGCAGCATCAACGGCCCTGAAGGCTCAGGCAACCGAGTACGCCACCCTGGTGCTCTGGGCGGCCACTGGGCGCCAGTACGGCGAGTGCACGGTCACTGTCCGCCCTTGTGGCCGCATGTGCCGCAACTGCCCCCAGGGCTGGTTCTACGACGGCTACGGCACCTGGGTCCCATACATCTGGAACGGCCAGTGGTTCAACTGCTGGTGTGGCACCGGCCCTGGCTGCCAGTCCTGTGACCCCGCTTGCCAGGTGTACCTGCCTGGACCGGTCAGCTCCATTGTCTCGGTCCAGCTCGCCGGGACCACGCTGCCGACGACTGGCTACTTCGTCCTGGACCAGCAGTTCCTAGTGCGGGTCGATACCGCGGCCTGCTGGCCGACTTGTTCCGACCAGAACGTAGCGCCGGGCGCGACCTCCACTAATAGCTTCGAGGTCACTTATCTTCGGGGCAAGCCGGTTCCGTCGGCACTAGCTGCTGCGGCAGGTACTTTGGCCTGCGAGTATCTGAAGGCGTGCCAGGGCGCTGAATGCCGGCTGCCTGGTCGGGTCTCCTCGATGGCCCGTCAGGGCGTCACCATTTCTCTGGTGGACGTGGCTGAGCTACTTCGCAATGGACTCACCGGTATCCCCGAGGTCGACCAGGTGATTCGAGCACTGAATCCAGCGGGACTGAAGGGTCGCACCCGGTTCTATTCGCCGGACCTGGCAACACCGAGGCAGGTGACCTGGCCGTGAGTGCTCCTGTGCCCGATCAGGTTGTCGGGATGATGAACATCATGCTGGCCTGTCTGTCAGATGCGGTCACTGCTCGGAGTAACCCGCCGGCCAACATCTGCTTCCGAGTAGGTGACCTGGTCGCCTGGGACGCTGACGTGTACACGGACATGTGCTGCGAAGGTCTGGCCTATGTCTCCCTCGGGGAGATCTATCCAGCCGATGACCTTCTGGCCCGGCAATTGAGCGCCACCCGTCAGACGGCCCGTAGCTGCCCGTTCCCAGCGTGGGCCATGGTGATGAAGGTCGGGATCGTGCGCTGCGCTCCTGCTGGCACGAGCACCACCATGCCGACCTGTGACGACTGGAACTCAGCAGCAGCTCAGAACATGGCGGACGCGGCAGCCCTACGGCAGGCAAGCTGCTGCTTCCGAAGCTACTGGACCAACACGGGTGACCCCGGCATGGACGTACTGATTAACACTCAGGTCCAGGTCTCTCCGCAGGGCGGCTGCATGGAACGGTATGTCACCGTCACGGCCCAGTTCGCAAACTGTGAGATCTGCTAATGCCAGCTACGGTCCACTACCGTATCGACTACCCGAGGATCAATTTCCTGGCCCGGGAAAAGGCGTTCAAGCTCATGAAGCTGGTGGTTGCTGAGGCCAAGATTACGGCCCAACGCAACGTGAGCTGGGGACCTTACACCCGTACTCACCGCTTGAGGGACAGCATCTACGGCACCCTACGCAGTACTCCTGAGGGATTCGTGGGACAGGTCGGCTCTCATCTGCGCTATGCCGCATCAGTGGAAGGCGGAGCCCGAGCCCACATCATCCGACCGCGGAGACCAGACGGGTGGCTGGCCTTCTACTGGGAGCGTGGGGGCCGATACGTGGTGACCAAGCGAGTCAACCACCCAGGTCAGCGGGGCAAGCACTACCTGCGTGACGCATTGATTCGGACTGCCAAGCGTCGTAACTTCCGGGTCACCATCTACTAAGCTCAGGTCATGACTGACTTAGGGGTAGATACCCGCTTGGTACCCGTGGGTGACCGGCAGGTTGTTGTACGTAAGCTCACCGAGGCGCAACTTGGGCTGATGGGTCGAGAGGCTGGCATCCTGTCGGACAGCCGTGCCGAAAACACCCGCAAGTTGAAGGCCATTGGCCGGGTCATGGATCTCCTGGAGCAGGCCGTTGTTCAGGAGGATGACCGGGAGTTCATTGTCCAGCTCAACATCAAGGGCGAGCTGACCATGGACACTCTTCTGAGCTTCGTGAACGTCTTCTACGAAGAGGAGAAGGTGGCGGTGCGCCGTGGCCGTCCGCGCGCCAGTAAGTAGGCCCCGGCCCGTACTCCCGAAGCTGGTCAGTGATCCAACCTGGTCCCTGCGTCCCTGCGGTGTCGTTGTCACCATCTGTGGCCGGGACGTGGAGATTCCAGCCATGGTGGCAGCTGACTGGCTGGTCATCCTGATGCAGGAGCAGTGGACATTCGAATCCATCCTGCCGGGCCTCCTGGACCCCGAGGAGTCCGACTGGGTAGAGGAATGTCTCTACAGTCAGAAGCTATCCATGGATGAGTTCTATCGACTACACCTGGATGTACTCACCACGGTCATGGGCCGACCCTGGTACGTGGCGTTGCGCCTCATTGAGGTGGCCAGATCCTCATGGAATGCCCTGGGCGGAGAGGTCGTCATGAAGGCGGACGCGGCCTCCCTTTCTATTGCCGGCTGGCTTGATGTGCTCTATCTGCTCATCCTGCGCAACATGGATGAGTCCAAGGTCAGCATGTTTCTGTCTCAGTTGGAGATGCCGCCTATCGGTTTCGCTGAGGATCCGGCAGAATTGGAGATGTCACCGGCCGCTTTCATGGCGCTGGGATCGAACTGATAGCTCAGTTCTGCCCTTACCATGATCGGAAGCCTCGGAAGGAGGACCGGTGACCAGTCCGCTGGGCGATAACGTCGGCAAGGCCGAAATCGAGTTCCACGCGGACATGAAGGCCGTCCCGGAAGAGGTGGCCGCCGGGCTCGAAGAAGCCAAGATCGTTGCCGAGGCTGAAGGCGACAAGATTGGTGGAAGCCTAGGCAGCCACATTGGCGATGGCCTGAAGAAGGAGTTTGAGAAGTCCGGCCCCGTCATTGCCCGGACGGTTGAGGACGCGATCAGCAGGGAGACCATCGCTCCTAAACCAAAGTTCAACTTCCGCGGGCTGTTCGGTGGAGGTCGACGCGGGAGCGTCGGCAAGGACATCGTCCGGGACATCGAGGACGGCATCTCCAGTGCCACCAGGTCCTCCTCAGGTCCCGGCGGACCGCTCGACAAGATCGGCAAAACGATCGGGCAGACCATCTCTGATGGTGTCGGCTCGGTCTTTAACGTGTCTGGCAAGTCCCCGCTGATCGCCTTGCTGATCCCTGTGTTTGGCGAGCTGGGACTGCTCATTGGCGCCCTCGTACAGAGCCTGAGCTTGGGTGGCGCCCTGTTGGCTGCCCTTCCCTCGGTCATCTTCGGCATCGGCGCCAGCGTAGCCACCCTGGCCCTGGCCTTCCATGGCCTTGGTGGCGCCATCAGTGCTGCCTTCGCCGCCAAGAACGCCAAGGAGCTGAACGCAGCAGTTGCCGGCCTGCCTGATGATGCTGCCAAGTTCGTCAAGTCACTCCTCCCTCTGCGGGATTTGTTCAAGCAGATCCAGGGAATTGTCCAGGAGACCTTCTTCCTGAACCTGTCGGTCAACATCAAGAAATTGATCGCTGACCTGGGTCCCCTCATCACCATGGGCCTGGTCGACTTGGCGACGGCTCTGGCTCATGTATTCAGCGAGCTGGCTAACTTCTTCGACTCGCCCACGTTCCAGAAGTTCCTCACCGATATCTTCCCGGCCACGGCGAAGTGGCTGGAGGGATTCGGGCCTGCCCTGGTGTCGTTCCTTACCGGCGTTACCAAGCTGGCCGATGCGGCACTGCCGTTCTTGAATCTCATCGGGGCAGACCTCAATAGCATTCTCCAGATGCTGGGCGATCTGCTTTCGAACATTTCCGCGGATCCCAAGTTCAAGGCATTCCTTGACCAAATGGCCATCACCTTCGACGACCTACTTGGAGTCCTCAAGGCGGCTGGCATCTTTGTCGTCGCTTTCCTCGACTCACTGAACAAGGCCGGCGGAGAGGACCTCATCACTACGCTGACCGAGCAGCTTCTCGTCCTCGCGGCGTTCTTCGAGAGTGACGCCGGACAGCATGCAATGATTGGGTTTGTTAATACACTGATTTTCCTGGGCGATGCTTTCGTGGGAGTCGTTATCCTCGTTGGCTTTCTATCTGCCGCCCTAGAGGAATTCTTCGAGTGGCTCACCACTATCGCCGGACCCGCCGTTGCAGACTGGGCTGAAGGAGTTTGGCACAGCGTCACCGACTTCTTCGACAGGATCAATGACGCGGTGAGTCGTGCGCTGAATGGAGCCACCGAGACAATCGGAAACGTGATTGGTTTCGTCAAGGACATCCCAAACAAGATCAAGGATGCCATTGGGGAACTTGGATCGCTGCTGTATAACGCCGGCAAGAATCTGATCAGCGGACTCTGGAATGGCGTCAAGGCCGCGGTACCGAGCTTCCTCGCCTACTTGGGCGGATTGGCTGTTGACA